ACCTTACATTGACGTCGAGACGATGGCTCAATAATGCCATCAACAATTCTTTCAGCCGTTCGAACTCCACTTGCTACAGCCCTTGCTGGAGTATCGGCAAATATCTTTAGTTATGTTCCCGAGCAAGTCCCAGTCCCAGCCGTAGTCGTCGTTCCGGATTCTCCATATATGGAGTTTGACACAATCGGCAAGAGTACCTTTCGATGCAAGTTGAATTACACGATAACCTGCTGCGTTGCTTACAATAGCAACCCAGCCTCGCTTGATAATATCGAGCAGTTAATAACAAGTGTTGTGGCGGTTATACCGGCTGGATATGAACTCCAGGTAGTTGATCGACCAACAGTCACACAAGTAGGCGCTAGTAACTTGCTAGTCGCGGACATACGCGTATCCACTTGGTATACGCAGACAGCATAAGGAGAACCAATAATGCCAACTACAGTCATTACGGGTCGCGACCTCGTTCTAACCATCGCAACAGTTAATTACGATGCTCAGACAACTAGCGTGACTCTCGTGAACAGCCCAACAATCGACGTCTATCAGACTCTCGATGGTAAGGCTTACAAGCACACAGACGACCAATGGACTCTTAACGTAGAGTTACTTGCAGACTGGGGTGTTGCAGGATCACTATTTGAAGCAATGTGGACTGCTGCTGATACAGCACCAAATACAACCCTTGCAGTATCTTTAACAGCTGCAACAGGTGCAGTCTTTGCTTGCAACGTATTGCCAGTTTATCCAACAGTCGGTGGAACTGCTCCAGGAGCACAAACTGATTCTTGGACACTTACAGTCGTTGGAACACCAGCAGACACATTTAGTTAAAATCTAATAAACGGGAGCAAACATGAAAAAAGAAATCACAATTACATACGTGTCTGGGGATCAGGCGACTTACATCGCCTATCCACCTGATTTTGCAAAATGGGAAATGGCTCACAAAAAGTCGATCTCTGAATTTTCAGGAATTGCAGATGTCTTATTTGTTGCTCATAGCGCTATGAAACGCGAAGCAGCAGGTAAGCCAACCAAACCTCTTGAGATTTGGATGGAGTCTATTATTGATGTTGAAGTAGGCACCGATACCCCAAAAGTCACGACCGAGGAAGTATAAATCGACTCTTAATTGAGTTGGCTGTCTTTACCGGTATCCCAATGAGCGAATGGAAAACCGCCGAGGATATCTTAACGGCTATCGAAGTTTTGGAGGAAAAGAATGGCTGGGGAAGCGATAACTTACGATCGTAAGGAATTGCGCTCAGTCATAGGAGCATTTAAAGCAATGTCTGATGAGGCAGTACAAGCTGCTAAAAGAGAATCATCAGCACTTGCTGAATTTGCATCCGACAAAATTAAACAAGCTGCTGCTGGTCGTTCAGTTTCTGGCGTTGCTGCTCAACGTATTGCTTCTGGTGTACGCATAAGTAAATCATCAAAAGTAGGTGAATTTTCTTATGGTTTTGCTTCTCAGCGTTTTAGCGGCGGAGCAACGACTGCAATCCTCTGGCCAGGCATGGAGTTTGGTTCCAATCGATTTAAGCAGTTCCCAAGAAGAACACCGTCAAAAGGTCGAGGCAATTCTGGTTATTTTATATACCCAACTTTGCGTCAAATTCAACCTCAACTTATTCAGCAATGGGAGCAAGCGTTTGATCGAATTATTAAGGAGTATGACTAATGGCTGGCAGTAGAACCCTTAAACTATCAATCCTTGCTGATGTTGATAATCTTAAAAAGAATCTTGATACTGGATCTAAAGATGTTCAAACTTTTGGCGACAAATTAGGTGACTTTGGCAAAAAGGCTGGATTAGCATTTGCTGCTGCCGGAGTCGCAGCTGCTGCATACGCTAGCAAATTAGCAATCGAGGGTGTTAAAGCTGCTATCGAAGATGAAGCAGCTCAAGCCAAACTTGCTGCAACTTTAAAAAATGTTACTGGTGCAACTGATGATCAAATTGCAGCCGTTGAAAAGCAGATACTTAAGACTGCCTTATTGACTGGTAAAACGGACGATGAACTTCGTCCAAGTTTTGATCGTTTATTGCGTAGTACAAAAAATGTTACTCAGGCTCAAGATTTACAAACCTTGGCATTAGATATCGCTGCGGGAACGGGCAAAAGTCTTACAGCAGTCAGCGATGCATTAGCTCGCGCACATGACGGAAACTTTGTAGCCTTAAGAAAATTGGGCGGTGGCATTGACGAGAATATTATTAAGTCAAAGGATTTTGATGCTGCAACCGCAAGTCTGGCAAAGACTTTTAAAGATCAGGCATCAACCCAGGCAGATACTTTCCAAGGCAAAATGCTCAGACTTAACGTGGCATTTGATGAAGCCAAGGAGACGGTAGGGGCATACATTCTTGATGCTATAACACCGTTGGTTTCATCGTTATCCGATAACCTATTTCCAATTTTTAGCAAAGTAAATGATTTTATATCTGGCACACTAATCCCAACATTCAAAGAAATCTATGACTTTTTTAGAAAGTTTTTAACTCCAGTTATCGAAGGTCTGAAATCTGCTTTTGATAAGGTTTCCCAATCACTCAAAGATAACAGCGATGAGTTGCAACCTTTAACTACTTTTATGAAAGAATTTTACGATTTTGTTAAGAAGTTTTTAGTTCCACTTTTGGGTGGTGCTTTCAAATTAGCACTTGAAGCCATTGGCACGATTGTCGCTGGATTGGTTACGTCTTTTTCAAGACTGGTTGGCTTCATTTCATCAACAATAACCAAGTTAAAAGAATTTGTAGAATTTGTAAAAAATAATCCCGTAACAAGATTTTTCTTCGGCGGATCAGATGGTAAATCTCTGAAAACCAGTGCAAGTTTTGAAGAAGAAGAAGATACATCGGGATTTGGCGGATTTGGCGGATTTGGTAAAACTGATCCATTTAAGCCAACTGGCATCATTTCACCGGCTACGGGTGTAGACATCGGCGCATACTCACCAGCAATGCAAGCTGCAATTATTCGCCGTGAACAATTAAAAGCTGAAACTGAAAGATTACGAGTTGCGAGGGCAGAAAAAGAAGAAGCTCGATCAATCAACATTACCGTCAATGGCGCCATCGACAAAGAGGGAGTAGCGCGTCAAATTGTGGATATTATTCAATCCTCTAATATGCGCGGTACTAACGCATCTCTAGGTCTGGTAGATAGATGAGTAACTGGAATCCCGTTTGGAAAATCCTTGTTAATGGTACTGGCAAAAATTATGCTAACAGCACCATTTCAAACCTAACTATCACAAGCGGTCGAACAACAATCGAACAACAGGCGCAAGCCGGGTATTGCAATGTCCAGTTGGTCAATCTTGATAACTCAGCATTTGATTTCAAGGTTACAGATTCTTTAACAATCGAATTACAAAACTCAACCGGTACTTATGTGCCGATTTTTGGCGGGTTTATTACCGATTTCAGCGTTGAGGTCATTCAAGCTGGCGCGACAGGATTTACTACAGCTGCCAATATAACTGCAGTCGGCGCTTTGTCCCGACTTTCCAAATCAACTTGGACTGACACATTGTCACAGGATGAGGACGGCGATCAGATTTATGCTTTATTGGTTGATCTATTGGTCAATAACTGGAATGAAGTTGCACCGGCTCTAACTTGGGCTGCCTACAATCCGGCTACAACTTGGGCAACTGCTGAAAATGTAGGACTTGGAGAGATCGATCGACCAGGTGACTACACTTGCCAATCTCGTCCTTCATCAGCTGCTGTCGTGGATCGATACAGCCTTGCAGCTCTTATTGCTCAATCTGCTTTAGGTCAATTATACGAGGACGGTGCCGGACGCATTTGCTATGCAGACTCGACTCATCGCCAGGATTATTTGGCAGCAAATGGTTATACGGAATTGGATGCAAATAGTGCTTACGCTGCTGGACTGAGACAACTCACACAATCAGGCGATATTCGTAATGACATTACCTTGAATTATGGCGCAGGATTTGGCTCTCAAAAAACTGCTATTGATAACACTTCAATCAACACTTTTGGCAGATATGCAGAATCGATTGACACAGTTATCCACGGCGCAGCCGATGCTCAACTAGTGGCAGATCGTCGTTTGGCTTTGAAGGCTTATCCACGTGCTAAATTTGATGCAATTACTTTCCCTCTTGGTAACAATGAAATTGATGATTCAGATCGTGACGCATTAATTGGCGTGTTTATGGGGCAACCTATCAAGATTGTCAATCTCCCTAACAATATCTCCGATGGCACTTTTGAAGGGTACGTCGAGGGCTTTACTTTTAGGGCTGGATATAACCGGGTCGATCTTACGATCAATGCGACCCCTATTGAATTTTCCCAAGTTGCAGTTCGCTGGGATCAGGTTTCAGGCTCCGAGGCTTGGAATACTTTATCGGGTATACTTACATGGAATAATGCGATTGGAGCGGTTGCCTAATGGCAAACACAACTA